TTTCCTGCGCACGGCTCTGCCTGGCACTGAGTTTTGTACTCATGGCCCACGCAGCAAACCTGCCAACAATCATCACGCGACGATTACTTATTCGATAGCTAACCATCAACTTCCCGGTTAACAGAATGCGCTTTATTGCTCTGTTGCCAGTGCGATTAGCCATCTCGCTCACTCCCCGCCACAGTACCGCCATTTTCCAGATAATTACGGATGCGGTCGATGATGAATTGAGCTTTATCATCGTTCACGCCGTTTCCACGATTGTGGATTTCAGCCGCCGCAAGGCAAACTTGGTCGATAAGTTCACCTGGAAACTTAACGCATAGCTGTGCTACTTCACGCATAGCGTCAGTAGACTTAACGCATAGTGCTTCGAGTTCTGGTACTGGCGCAATGCTAACCATCGCTTCATAAATCACGTATGGGTTATTGCCGCCAGTTTCCTCCATGTATTTCCGTGCCGCCGCGCCGCCCGCTTTGACCATTGATGGTGTGGCGGTCGCGGGCCCTATCTTCCAGCCCGCAGGAATGGAAAACTTGCTAGATTCCAGTTCAGCGATGCGCTTCTCTGCATCTACGCACTTGTCCCGCCAGCGATTACAGGCCATAAATGCCAACTTCCGCTGTGCTTCAAGCTCTTCAATCCGCGCGGACTGCTCTTTGCTTTCCTGCTGCGCCCTCACTAACTGCTCAACTAAATGCTCAGCGTCGAAGCGATTAACCCACTCACCCGCATCATCAGGAATCATGACCGGACGAACGCCGTTGATGTCGTGACCATGGCGCTGTTTGTATGTCTGGAATTTGCGTGGCGCTTCGAGTGATTTAGTCATTCTGCTTCATCCTCCAAATCTTCCACTGCATCCATAACGTCAGAGCCACGAATAACCTCAAACGCACGACAGGCCATTTCAAAACATAGGCGCTCATGCGGGTGTGGGGATTGCCAATATTTGAAGCCAGGGCGATGCACATATCCCTGCATGGCGTAAAACTCACCAGCCAACTCTATGGCGGCATCAACCAGTTCGTGGTTAGAGAGTGATTTAGTCATTGCTGGCCTCTGCAAATAAATCTAATTGCCCGTTATCAACGATAAACGCTTCACAACTTTCCGAGCAGGAGCCTGATTCGTAGGATTTGTTTCCACGAATGGTGGCCGCTATCTCTTCCCTGGAGTGGCCTGAGTACATTTCAGCTATCGCATCCAGCGAAAGGCTTTTCCGATACATGATTTTATTTTCCTGCTGCCGGCGTTCGACCACCCGAACAGACTCGGACATAATCACATCCCGAAACTGTGCGGCCATTTCCGGCTCATCACGCAGTGCCAGGGCTACTTTGTTAATTCCTTTTTTGATGCAAAAAACACAGTTCCCAAGGTGCTCTTCGAGTTGCAAATCAAATGGCTGCGACCTCCACCAGGTGAGGACATCCTCTTTCTGGTAGTCGGATATTTCTGCCATAAATCGCTGATTGGATTTTCCGACCTTTTTTACCCGTTCGCAGATACGCAGTGCGGTTGCCTCGTCCAGCATGAAGCGCTGCTCAAGCATTTGCAGCGCGGCCTTCTCGTCGTCCATTTCTCGCAACTCAGCGTATAGCCCGCGCATTTCCATATCTTCAAATCCGAGGCGTCTTAATAACGGGAATAGCCGCTCACCCCAAATTCGGCCTTGCTCATCCAGGCGCATCCCTAGCCATGAGTCGTAGGTATCAAAATTGTCTTTGCAGTAGCGCTCGCAGACTTCAATTTTCATGGTTCGGGTGCAGAACGCACCGCCGAAATATGGCGTTCCGTACTTTCTGGTTACGTCTATCCACGGTTGAAGGTCTGGGCCAATGCTATCGAGCGGAATGATCTGGTAGCTGTTTCCCTGACCCAGCTCAGGATTAACTTTTACCCGAAGACAGGTGAGCTCAATCCCCCAGTGATTAACGACATCACGAATGAACTGGTAGGTTGCGGGGTGCTCAGCGCCGGTATCCATGAATATGTAGCGCACATCCATTCCCGCGATAACTCTCAACTGCTCCATTAAGTGGACAAGATATGCAGAGGTGCGCCCCCCTGAGAAGCTCACTAATTGTGTCTTTGTCTGGCTGGGCTCAATGCTCACTATTCACCCCCGACCGCTGCGATAAAAGACGATTCAGAAGTTGGTTATCGTTAACTGACGGAAAGCTATCTTTTCCCTTTAGCTCTTCATCAGAAACAGGTTTGTGCTTACCTTTGGCTGATGCGTCACCCGGGTTTACTTCTGTGTTGAATGATTGGCTAAGCATGCTCACGCTCCACGTATTCAGTTATCGCTTTGCTGACTGTCTGGCTGAGGTTTTCGATATGCAGAACGAGAGCCTGTAGCGTCTGCACTTCTGATGTCAGGATTTCGCGGTGACACAACTCTTTCACCAAGTGCTCAAATTTGGAGTAATAACGAGGTGCGCTCAGGGTTTCATTTCCGGCGTTATCGCCGGTCTTAATGATTACCTTCTCGCGTAAAACGAGGTCGTTAGCAGTTCCGGTAATGACGTATTTACCGATTTCTATATTGAGTTTCATGCGTAATCCTTAGTCGCTGATGCGATGACCGAAGCGACAGGTTGGTGTTTGGATTTGATGGAGCGGGAAGGGTAGAAATCAGCCGAGTTCGTTGATGTAAACTCCGGCCTTGATAAGTCGCGCGCGGCGCTTTGCTGCTTCGATGTTTTTCTCTTTCATGCCAGGGTGAAGATGTGACAGGCTTCTTTTGCTAACCAGAATGCTTTTACCGGCGACCGGTTTAACCCGATTACCTCCGATGCTCTCAAGCGTGTAAGTCCTGTCCAGCTTCCTACCTTCCAGTTTCACCCATTCGCTTGCTGATATAACAGCAGTAGCAGAGCCAGAAAGCAGGGCGCTACGTGCGTAACGGTTGAATGCTGGTAAAGCCATTCCGAGCATTGCGGAAAGCTCTGAACCGGTTGCTGGCCCTTTACTTAGCCGCCAGCAAACCCGCTCTTTCATCCCTGAGTTATTGCACCCGCGCCGGTAGAAAATTAAGTGTTTCATCACTCACCATTTTCATTTCCAAGCTCTGATTTCCGCGCCTGGTATGCTTCATCAAGCTTTTTGAGCTTGTCGGGATTGCCAGTTAGTGCGGCTTTGGTTTTCTGGTAGAAGCGCTCGAGATTCTGGGTGCTGGCGGCGATTGCCTGCTCGCAGAACCATGAAAGCGGATCGACAACATTCAGCTTTTCCACCATGTGCTCCGTACGCTTGCCTCGGGATGTGGTGAGCATTAATGAGAAATTGCCTTCCACATGGCTCATTGCCTTAACTTTGATGCCGCCAACCGCAACGCCGCCATACTTAACTGATGGGTCACCAATCAGCGTCAGTGACTTGCCAACCCACGAATGCCCATCATTGCCCCAGCCACCAATCAGAACGCGACGCATTGATTTAGACGGCTTGTATGGACGCCCGTCGAACCCCTCAAGGTCGATGAATACCGGCTGGTCTTTGCTGCCTGCGCGAACTGATTTGATGGCGGCTGTGATACTGGAGGACTGAACATCTTCAAAGTTGAGCTGGTCGGACTTTGGAATGATTGTTTGTGACAGATCCATTAGAGATATACCTCTTCGTCAAATTCTTCTTCAAACAGGTAGCTGGGCACGTTGATTTCACTTGATGGCAATACCATTCCCTCGGTCTTTGGCGTGTCGCCATCCATGCACTCAACCAGCTTATTCATCGCCTCAAACATGACCTTCCTACCGAGTTCCAGTGAATCCTCGCCGATGTAGTACATGCAGTTTTTGAATGGGGCGGTGTTTTCGATGGCGAAGAATGCAAACTGGTTAAGCTCGCGCCCGGTGACCAGTTTCAGCACGTACAAGTAAAATGCCGCCTGCACATGGTAGTGATACTGACCGAACGCCTGACTGAATCCGCGCTGACCTGCATCCCTGCAACTTTTCACATCAAGCGGGTAAGGGTGGCTATCTGATAACCGGTCAAATCTGCACTTGAGGTTTAATCCGGTTATCGGGCAGGTGGCGAACATTGATACTTCTGAGTAGCCTTTCGCGCTGATGTAGTCTGTGAAATCGTCGTTAAGGCGAGAGGAGTCAATCATCCTGTTGATAGTCTCGACCTCGCTGCCGATGAGTATTTTTTCAGGGTCGGCGGTTGGCAGGAGCGCCTTGTATTCCTTTGATGCCCGGGTGTTGATATCCTGCTTTAACAGGAACTCCCTTTCAAACACGGCTGGTTCAAGCAATGCCGCATGTATCGCCGTTCCAATCTGCGCCGACTTGCTGCCTTTGAATGGGTTGAAATACAGGTTTGCCGGGCTTACGCTGATTGATTTGATGGTGGTGGAGCCTATCGCGGCGTCAGCGTGGTAGTCCTCATTCGACAAGTCGTAATAAATACCCGATCGTAATTCGCTCACTGTAAGCTCCTGTTAATTTTCGCCTGATTGGTTGCGATGGTTTCCGCTGCGTAACGCAAGAACTCGGCGGCCTTATCCTGAAAATCGCAGTCATCCATAAACGCCTTATCGACTGCCTTTCTGTCTGCGCTCAGTGCGGTGTAGAACATAGATTCAAGCTTGCTGAGCGTCAGTTGCTTATCGAACTGCTCAGCAAGTTCCGATTCTTCTTCATCCTGAAGCACCTGTATTGCCTCGGCATCCTCGCGCCGATACTCTTCACGGTCATACATGCGATATGCGTTCATGCCTCCTCCTTCTGCGGCTCAGGTTTATTGCCGCCTAACATTTCAAACATCCGATCCAGAAATTCAGGCTCTGGCATTTTTGGTGCCGGTTGCTGGCTCATAGAACCGACCTCCGTAGAAGCTGCATTGCCTTATCCCATCGCACCGAGTTGCTACGTTTTACGGCTGCGCGGGAAAGCTTCTGTGCTGTGGTAAAGCTCCGGTTAATTTTCATGGCTGACCCGGCTGAGTTAAGAAATCAATCAGGCCTTTCCAGCCTGCGCGTAACTGGCGGGTTAAACGTTCGAGTTGTGATTCGTTGAACTGAGCAACACCCATGACGGTGCCGCCCGCGATGGAATACATCATGGGTTGTCCTTAAATTTGATTTGAATTAGTAGTTGATTTGAACGGGTGGCGTTACGCCTGAAGCGAGTACGTGGTTCTGATTTCTAGCGATGGCAATCACACAATCTTTTGCGCATTCCGGTGAAATACCAGCCTTGGTAAGAATGGCGATCACTTGGTTGTTGATGGTTTTCTGATGCTCGATATTTGCTGCTCGGGCTGCCGCTGCGTCAGCGATACGCTTTTCTTCTGCCAGGCGAGCAGCTTCCTTTTCGTCTGCTTCACGCTTAATGCGATCTGCTTCGGCCTGTGCTTTACGTTTCTCTTCTGCGATGGCTTCCTGCTTCTCACGTTCGGCTTTTTCCGCTGCCGCTTTCTTATCGGCTTCGGCCTGTTGCTCGGCGGCGATACGGTTGCGCTCAGCAAGTTCAGCTTGCTCCTTGGCTTCACGTTCAACGCGTTCCTTCGCCAGTGTCGCATCGCGCTCTCTGGCTGCCGCTGCGTCGATTTCACGCTGCGCCGCTTCTTCTGCATCACGTTTGGCCTGCTCCCCCGCCTGACGCTTTAACTCTTCTTCATGAGCAATGCGCTTGCGTTCAGCTTCGGTTTTGGCTTCTGCGGCGTCGCGGTCGAATTTTTCATTGAGGAGGAGGGCGATTTCGTGGTCGGCTTCAAACTTTACCTGCGCGGCGGCATCGAATTCCGTGTTCATTTCCAGCGCTTCTTCGTGCCAGGCCAGCATCTGGTTTTCTGCTGCAATGCGCTCCTGCTCAACCTCCCACTCGGCGCGGGGTTTAAGGATTGCGTCACGAATAGCGTCGCACTCATCGGCGAAGCGTTTTAACTCCACCTCGGCTGGCTTAACCGCTTCCTTTAGGCGCTTAAGATAAGCTCTGCCAGGCTTCTCAATCGCGGTTTTGCTTGAGCCAACCAGCCGCGCCAGTGAACCGATGCGGTCACGGCCTTTCTTCGTGGTTACGTCCGGCACTTCCTTTGCCATTTCCCTGATTTCTGCCAAATACTCTTCAAGGCCATTCGGTGCGTACAGAACCGGAGCTTGTTCCGGCTTAATTTCAATGACTGCTAAATCCGTTACTTCGCTCATGTTCTCTCCTGTAAGTGTTGTGTTCATTCATCAGCGCTGACGCTCAGGGATGAATACAGGCGTAAAAAAGCCCGACGTTTATGCCGGGCAATAGGGACAACGAGGGTTCATTCGGAATCAGTTCTCATTGAAAGCTGATGTGGAAAGTAACAGTCTGCAAATGGTATTTACTTATGCTAACCGTTTGGTATTATTCAGCGTCCTTTGAGAGACCTCGTGAAGAATGAGTCCGCGATTTGCTTATAACGGCAATTTATGCGAATGCGTGAGAGCGCCGTAACCGGCGTTTTATATGCTGCGTTTAATTGTTTTTATAAGACTCCTGCTGGGTAGCCTTTTAGCCCTGACCTTCACTTGGCAACCTCTCCTATGGAAGGAGGGTTTCCAGAGCAGGTATTGCGGATAGGTTACTGGGAAGACCTTGCCCCTGACATTTAAAGGGGTTAAACATGGAAGCGATACTTTTAGCGAAAGCTATTTATCACATCGTGATGTTTGCGATTGTTGTCTACCAGATGTGCGCCTAAATAGCGCTAGGGAAGCGGGGTGGCGCCCGTAACTCCCGAATTACTCTAAATTAATGAAATACTCTTTCCCTTCGTTTTCTGCCTTCCGTGACAAGTAACCCCATAACCCCCCGGCTTCTTGTGCCAAACGCGCTGGTTTTGTTTATCCATCTGCCCGCGAATTGCTTCGTGCAACTCCAGCGAGTTAACCAGCTGCGTAATCACTTCGTTAGCAATCGGCTCAACTGCTTTTTGCACACGATCAACGTTACGCTTCAGCGTTAACACCTGGCGCTCAGGTTTAGCTGCAATGCCTACTAACAGGGGATTGGCAGCTTTCCATTCAACTTGCTTGGCGGCGCGACGTTCGCGGCGGCGTGATTGTGAATCCATACATCCTCCTGTCAGTGTGTTTTGGCGGTGTAGGCGGGAACCAACCGCATGCTCATGGCCTTATTTGCAATTAGCCACTTACACTTGCTACACCCCAAAGAACATTGCTTCGGTGTATTCACCCTTTTTCAGGGTTGTCTGTTAATGAGCATTCACCGTCCTGGTGAGTTAGTGCGTCCTGCTGATGGGATAAAATTACAAGAAAGATTGTTTGTTGTAAACAAGAAAGATTGTATTTTTTGACATGGAAAACAAACATCGTTGTTTAATAACGAAATTTAGTTTGTTTTCACAATTTGACTAGGGATTCGTTGTGCAAGAGCCTACAACGTCACCTACAAAGGATTTGGTGGAACTCATGAAGGAAGGGGAGTTTATTACCTTGCTATACAGAGCCTTCTTATCAGCCGTGACAGACCAGGTCTCAACTGTAGTTGTATCGGTGTCATGATACATGCCAACCATCGTGTCGCTTGATACAGGAACGTACAGCAACCCTCCACCAGTAAGGCTAGAGCCAACGTTAAAGAGATTTGCCTTGTCTTTCTCTATGACTACTTGGAATACACCGCTAGATATTGCGTCTTTACCATATTCGTATTGATCATCACTCATGGAGCCATATCCATGGAGATTGGTGACGACCCAGCACTGCGCATTGGTCATGAATGGAATTAATAATATAGGGATAGAATAAAGTATTCTCACATACATTCCTTTATATAAATTTAATTCTAGCTTCAACAACTACGCCAATTATCTTACAGTTCCCATTAATCGGAATCATGGGCCATAATGGATTTAATCCTTTAAGATATTTAGAGCCACCATCTATTATTAGTTTTTTAAATGTAGCCTCGTTTGCGTCTGTAAGCTTTGCAACAACTAAGCTTCCGTTCTTTGCTTCCCTTCCTGTGTCTACTAGGACTATGTGCCCTTCAGGTACGCTCTGCCCGGATGGGGCTGTCATTGAATCCCCTTCCACTTTAAGCCAGAAGCCATCACCTAATATATTTATATCTGTGTCATACCATTCATCTATATCTTTTAAATTATATGGTTCACATGCCTCACTCCATTCTCCAGCGCTTATCATACTAATTAAAGGATACTTCCCTCTGGTTTTATTATTAGATACGAATGTTATATTTGGATCTTCATTTCCATTTATCAACCAGTCCACGGAAACTCCAAGGGCATTTGCTAGCTCGGGCAAATAACGCGGCCTTTTAGTCTTTCCGTTTTCTAACTGCTCTATAGCTTGCTGTGATGTACCAACTTTATCTGCCAGCTCTATCTGTGTAAGCCCTAAAGCATCTCGCCTCGACTTAACTCTTATAGCAATGCTCATTTTTCACCTCATTTTAACCTCCCATGTTCACAAGAAATCCTGTAATTGACAAACAAGTTAATTTGTAATTTAATACAAGCAAGTTTGTCGAAGGAGGCATTATGCAAACTATATCTCAGCGACTGAAAGAGCAGCGACTGGCCTTGAAGATGACCCAGACAGAGTTGGCAGAAAAAGCTGGTGTAAAACAGCAATCTATCCAACTGATTGAAGCAGGGACAACCAAAAGACCGCGCCACCTTCTTGAAATTGCACTGGCTTTAAACTGCGACCCATCTTGGTTGCAATTCGGCAGCCACACTGGCACTGCCGCCTAACACCACCGCTCTTTACACATCTCGCCCTGAAAAAGGGCAGTAACCCAAAACTACAAGACTTAGTGGCACCTGCTACGGGTTCGCCACGTTCGTAATTCAACAAAGGAAGAATACAAAATGGAAGTAGCAAGCACCCGCAAGAAAGCCACCGCAATTACAAGCAACATCCTGAATCGTATAGCAATGCGCGGTCAGAGAAATGTAGCTGATGCGCTGGGAATCAACGAATCGCAAATCAGCCGCTGGAAAGACAGCTTCATCCCGAAAATGAGCATGCTGTTAGCTGTTCTGGAGTGGGGAATTGAAGACGAGGAATTAGCAGATCTGGCTAAGAAGGTTGCCCGAATGCTGACAAAAGAAAAAGCCCCAAAGAACGTCGAATTCTTTGAGGCCTGATGCGAAAAGACTGGATCAATTCACAGGAGTAATCATACATGAAAAAGCAGCGGTTTTACCAGGCTGGGATTCATAAAAATATCGAGCGGGAGAAAGCACTCCGTTCGGTAAGCCAGAAAGGGTGTGAGGCTCTCCGGGCGATGCTGGAAGAGAGTAAGCGTAAACAGGAGAAGCCTCATGAGTAACGTTAGCAATCTTGCCGAGGCCAGACAAGCCAGAAGGCAGCAGGAGACGACGAGAACAGTCGGTAAGGGGTTTGCCTTGCTGCATCGTAAAATCATGGATGTGCCTTTCTACAAAGACCCTGAAGCGGCTCATTTGTGGGTACATCTTCTTCTCAGAGCTAATCACGAACAGACGTTAGTTTCTACAGATATTGGCGATGTCATTTGCCAGCGTGGTGAGTTCATCACCGGCAGAAACACGCTTTCCATTGAAACTGGCATCACTCCAGATCGCGTTAAAGCATTGCTCAGGAAATTTAAAAACCTGGGGATGATTTCCACTCTGGCAAACAACAGATTCACTGTTTTGAGGGTGGTAAAATATGACGAATATCAGCAAATAAATTGTCCAGCCGATGTCCAGCCAGTGTCCAGCGCAAAGCCGCATGATAACTGGCTTGAAGGTGGTTCGTGTCCAGCCGATGTCCAGCCAGTGTCCACAGATAAAGAATCTTTTAATAACTTATTACCTAAAGGTAATAAGTATGTCGCCGCTGACGATGAAAAACAGGCTAAGCAGAAGCAAAAACTTTCATGCGATGAAGTCTGGAAATGCCTGAAAGAAGAACTTCCAGAAGCAAGAGGGTGGAAAACGTTAACTGACGAGCGCCGTAACCTGATCCGCAACTTCTGGTCGAAGGCCAACAAGATTGCCAGAAGCCTCGATGGTAAGCCCATGGACATGAACGGATTCCGTGGTTACCTGAAATACATCAGTGAGAATTGCCGTTGGATGCTGGAAGACAGACCTGACCAGAAGACGGGAAGAACATGGCGAAGAATGAAATTTGACAACTTCCTGACGGCAAAGCTGTACGTCGAAGTGCGAGAGGGCGATCGTGATGACCGATGATTACAACCTGCCGCCGAGCAGCAAAGAGGCAGAGCAGTCTGTTATCGGCTCTGTAATGCTCTCCCCGGAAAGCGATAGTGTGCAGGCGGTATTATCCTTCCTGACTTCCGAAATGTTCTTTAGCCGCAGGCACGGAATGATTTACCGGGTTATGCGGGAGATGAACAGCAAAAACCTTCCCATCGACCTACTGACTGTTTCCGATCACCTGGAGGGAAAGGGTGAACTGGAGTATGCAGGCGGGTTTGCCTACCTCGCTGAGCTATCCAATAACACTCCGAGCGCTGCAAACGTTGTTGCTTATGCCAATCGCGTAAAGGACACCGCAACAGAGCGTATGGCTATCGAGCAGGCCAACAAGATGCTTGAAGTGCTTTATGCTCGCTCGGGCATGACCACGGCACAGAAGCTGGAAAGAGTGCAGTCACTGGCAATGCAGGTCGATGAGAAATCACGCACCGGCAGCAGCAAGGGGCTCGTCCCGTTCCGTGATGCTTTCAACCAGTGGACTCACGCCATTGGTGATCGCATGGAAGGCAACACGGCATCCCTTGGGTTAACGTCAGGAATTGAAGCACTAGACAGCATGCTTGAACCAAAACGCATTGTTCGTGGATCTCTCTTCGTTGTCGGTGCCAGGCCAAAAATGGGTAAGACAACCGTTTACCAGAAGATGGCGATCCACTGCGCACTGGAGGAAAACCTTCCCGCCCTGGCATTCAGCCTTGAAATGCCAAAAGAGCAGATGGTTGAGCGCATCGTGTCGCAGCACAGCAGGGTTAATTCCAACGTTTTCTACAAGAACGGATACGAAGAAAACAAGTTCGCTATGGCACTGGCGAAAGGTAGCGATCTGGCAGATACCAATAATCTCTACATCGACGATACCCCAGGCTTATCACTGGCTCACATCGTTGCTGAATCACGCCGCATCAAGCGTGAGCGCGGGAATATTGGCATGGTGCTTGTTGATTACCTGACCCTCATGACCGCCGAGAAAGCCGATACAGAGGCGCAGGCATACGGGATTATCACCAAAGGCCTCAAGGTGCTGGCGAAAGAGCTTAACTGCGTCGTGGTGCTGTTGACTCAGCTTAACCGTGGCTCAGAAGGTCGCGCCAACAAACGACCAGTTCCCAGCGACTCGCGATCCACCGGACAGATTGAGCAGGACTGCGATTACTGGATGGGCATCTACCGGGAATCAGAGGACAACGAAACGGTTGGTGATAACGAAACAGAATTGCTTCTTCGCCTGAATCGCCACGGTTCAACTGGCACCATCTACGCCGAACAGCGCAATGGCATCCTGTACGACATTGACCAGCTTGACGCACAACGCCGAATTTCCGATCGCGAGTCAAACCAGAAGCAACGCAAAGGGGGCTTTTGATGACAACCACCAGACAACGCATACACCAGTAC